GGGAAAACGGAAACATTAGGTTCGCCAACCTTGAAACCTTTGGTTTGACCAAACAAGGCAGCAGCTTCCGTATCGTCGTAGTCGCCTCGATCCACAGCAGCACCACCAGCACAGCTGATGACTTGCACAGCTTTGAGCACCAGGCGGGTGCCAACGCTGTCAGGGGTGGTGTAGGGCTTCTGGACGAAAGCAAGCTTCACCATGCTGCCGCTGTAGAGCGGGATCTCCTCTTTGATCGGAGTACCCTCTGAATCAACAATGGGGACAACCACATCAGGTTTCCAGCTAAAGCGGACCTGATACTGACCGTCACTCACACTTTCCCAGGGCTCAACCTTTACGGTTGCACGGTTGGGATTTTTATGTTTGGACTTTGCCCACTTGAGAAGCTCTTCACGATCTTGCTCAAGACGATCAACGATCTTTTCAGGGACAATAGCCTGCAGACCACGCTTACCAAACTTGCTTTCCTTGAAGAAGTTTTGATACCCCTCAAGAACAACAGGTTCAGTGACAATTGTGGGATTGGACATTAACAGAAGAAATAGGTGGAATTAATCACGGCCTCTGGTTCCAGATCTCCAATGATTGGAGGCTCTGTTTCCGCACCGATCTGAGCTGCAAAGTCACGCAGGTAATCGTGCTCTGCAAAGATATGCATGTAGGTTTCACGAACCACTGTCGACAGTTGCGACATGTCCGTGGCACGACACAATACGGAGTCGTGGATCACACTGAATGGTGCATCAAACCTGATGAAAGACAAATGCAAGATGGATGCATCCAGTGAATGAATGAGGTTGGGAGCTGTTGCTGCTTTGTGCCTGTTGATGTCCACCTCATTGGTGTCACCATCAGCAACAAGCAGGTCACAGGATCCAAGCAGCTGGAGCTGGATACGAACCTTGTTGGGTTTCATCAGCTTTTGATTGACGACAAACCCACTGGGTGTTGTCCAGGTCAGCTTGGTTTTGCCTGCCTTGATGGCAGCAGAGACCTCATCTTCAATCCAACGCATCACCTTCATGGGACCAGGAACCACACGTTCCATCGCCTCACGAACAGCTCTGACTGTCTGCGTGAGATCGTCTTTCTCGATCTCCACATCTTTATCTTTCAATGCCTCACGGATGTACCCACGATTGGAGTACGGCTTGGCGTTGTAAGGAACAGTCATCACCACCCGCTTGACGGTTTTGCGATCCATGTAGGGCTGGATCGATTCCGGGCAGTGGGGCTTGGCAGCCTCAGCAACAACCTTGTAGGCGTCCTGAGGGCAATCACTAGGTAGGACGTTGACCAGACGTGCAGTGCTGGCATCCCTCGCCAACCCCGCCAAGATCTGAAGACCTGAGCAGGTGGCATCGGTGGCGATGCAGAGCCCTGTGAAGGAACGGGTGCAGGCCAGCAAGCAGGCATGCATCTCTTCACAGGCAGCCAGGAATTGCCAAGGCTCTTCCGCTGCTTCCCAGTCGCCAATGTTTGCTAGTGGATCGGTTGCGACCCTAGAAATCAGGGCATAGTTGTTGTCCGCCCAATCCAGGCGATCCTGGAGGGTGCTCTTGTCGAGCCCATAGGTGGTGGCGACTTGAAACTTCAACCAGTCCTCTGACTCGGGGGTCAAGAAGGCCTCCTCTGCAAAGCGCAGCAGGCTCTTGCCAAAGTCCGTGTCCTGGGGCGTGAGGAAGGCGGGAATGGGGTAGGCCCTTCCCCGGTAGTCCGTGCTCCATGGCAAAAAGAAGCGGTCCTTGGTGGCAAACAAGCCCGCCACTTCCATGGTCATTCGGGTGCGGCAGCTCTTGCGAAAGACCTGCGCTTGTTGGTTCATGGCCTCAGCTGTACGACGCCTGTAGTCCTTGCGACTGTCGTAGTTCTCAGCGATGTCTGAGGGTTTCGGAGGCTTGGGCACCTCGTAGATGGGAATGAACTTCCCCACCTGGATGCCTCGCTCCATCAGCTGGAGGGCCACGCCATAGGTGAAGGGATTGACCTTGTAGGCCACCTTCTGCAGGTGGTTGAGGAATGCATAGATTCCCTCCCCCTGTACACATCCCTGATCACCCCTGCGGACCATCTGATGGCCGCGCATCACCTCGTTGAGCAGGTAGCCCCCTGGCTTGGCAGGCGACCAATCGTTGGGCTCGATCAGCATGGGCCAGGCCAACGGGGCAAAGCCTTCCGCATCCCCCATGATCTGGTCCTTGACGGCGTAGAACTCCGGGGTGGGAACGATGCAGTTCTGGCGCTTGCCATGGTGCATCTCCACCACCTTGGTGAACCAGCCCGACACCTGACACAGGCAGTCCAGCAACCAGCCGCCCAGCTTGGTGCGAACGGTGCGGGACCAGTGCTGCCATTCTTTCTCGTAACGGTTCATCAACGTCTTGGTGGTGGCCAAGCGTTGACGGGTGCCTGAGGATTGATGCCAGTAGTTCTCTTTGATCCGCTGCAAAAGGTTGGGATCCGTCTTTTCATACCAGCGCATCTGACACTCTTGCTCGATAGCAGCACCGATACAAGAGATGACCTCCGTAACAAGATTGGAGTTAGCTTTGTGGCTAAAGATCTTATCGAAGGCAATCTTTAAGGCGATGGCTGCCATGGAATAGGTGTCCAATTCCAGCAGGTAAGCATTGATCTCAGCGAACAAAAGACCGTTGTCGCCCTTCTGAATGCGAGCAAATGCCGTCTCATCGATATAACTAACCAGCTTGGGAAGCATCGCCTGGATGCAAGTCACCCCGTAAATCGAGGCGCTGGCGTAACTCTTTTGTTCTAGTTCAAATGTATTGGACCAGAGCCGTTGGGTGCCCTGGCGAATAGCACGACGCTCCAATTCGACCTGTTGCTCGATCTGAGCAGGGGTTGCCATAGGCGGTGAGATAGCGAGTTAGAACCATGATTTAGACCTGTTCTTTAGTGGATACCAGACCACAAAAGAAAAGCCAGGCCATGCGACCTGGCGTGTTCACTAGCGGATTTCAGTCGCCCGTGAACCTGAAACTAGCGCGTCTACCAATTCCGCCACATCCGCGTGGGGATTCCAGCGATGAGACTCAGTGCGAATCTCGCCGCTTGGGTGGTGGAAGCCTATCAGATGGCCCCCTGGTAGTCGCGTTTAGATGGCCAAAATGGCCTCCTCCCGCGCCTGGTTCGACACTTTGGCATACCGCAGCGTCGTCTCCACACGCTTGTGACCCATCAGGTCCATGATCGTGCGAACCGGCACCCCCGCGTCGTTGCACCACGTCGCAAAGCTGTGACGCAATGTGTGGAAGCAGTAGGTCTCATCCTTGCGGATGTAGTTGCGGGCCTTGTTGTACGCCCGCAGCAGCTGGTCGCCGCCAGTCCACTCATCGCCAAACAGCTTGACGCTGGGGGTGGCGTATTGCAGCCGATCCGAGACCAATCCCCGGATGCGCTCGTGGATCGGGATGACCCGATAGTTCCGCGCCTTGGTGGTGAAACCCGGGCGCCCGCCCACGTGGATCTGCCAGGTGGCAAGGTCGATGTCCATCGCCTGCACCGTCAGCAGCTCCGCCCGCCGCATGCCCGTGTAGGCCGCAGCCACAATGATGTGGGCGAGATCTTGTCGATCAAAGGGATCCAACGCTGCTTGATGCAGCTGCTCCACCTCGTCTTTGGTGTACCAGCGGAAGCGGTGTTCGTTCTCTTTGCGCCGCCGAAACTTCGGGGCACCGGAGATCAAACCATCAAAGGCCAGGTGATTGAGCACTGTCGATACAGCACTGACAATCCTGTTGATCGTGGCATCGGATTTGCCCTCATCTTCCAGTTCAATGCACACCTGTGTGACCACCGGTTGACTGATCTTGGAGATGGGGAAACTGCGGCCACGCAAGCGTGTAAAATGCCCTGAATTGATCAAGGCTGTCTTGCGTCCATTGCCATGCCTCCACGTATCACGTGTGGCGAACGTGTAGTCGAGTGCTTGGCCCCAAGTGGTGAGTTTATCCATAGAGGATGTCTTTCATCTGTTGGGCTAATAGTTCACCCTCACGAGTTAGGGTGAGAATCTTACGTCGGGTGTTGGTTGGATCGTCCTCCTTTTTGATGAGGTTGAAGCCAGCTTTGCCAAGGCGGTGTGTCTTGGAAAGCCAGTCAGTTGTCCTGGAACCTGATGCTGTGGAAAGACCAAGGTCTTCCTCAAGTGCTTGCTTATGGCAGCCATTGTGGCTAGCAACGTATGCAAAAGCAGCAACAACTTGACCGGGAACTTCTCGATCCATGACCCTGAGTAAGTTCATGGCTTTAAGGAACCGACGCATGTCGTCGTCGGTACACCTTCTCTTGAGTGGATCCATGGTGACGCCTTGTGGGGCGGGTGAGTTCCATCTCAAGTATACCAAAGCGGACATGCCACGAGACGCTGGTAGCCCAAGCGTCGTAACGGCAAATCTGCTGTAAACCGAAATAAACAGGGCCGAACGAAAATAGCTGCACGAGACCAAGTAGTTCAGATGTACTGCCGATCTACAACGTACACGTCGTCCTTGCGCTGCTCCTGTAGCAGCTGCACCAGTTCGTCGTAAAACTTATGGTATGCAGGAATTGCATCACGAAGCTGTTTGTACAGGGACCGCTTGGCGTTAGTCATGTTCAGAGGCGAGGTGGTGGATGGACTCGTGGTCGACAACCGTGAACTCGATGTCGGGGGTCAACATCAGTTCGCGGATCTTGGATTGCGCTGCCGTGCGTCGTTGGTACGTGAATTCCTGCACTTTCTTGGTTTTGACATTCGTTGTACGAATGACACACGCAACGGAGCTGGGCAATTCCCAATTCGCAACCTTCCACGTCATCAGCTCCTCAAACGTGTGAGGAATGAACATGTCATCGGGTGCTTCGTGGTACTCATCCCAATTGTTTGGTAAGTAAGGCTTTCTACCACTCATCTTTGCGGCGGACGTTGAGGAGTTGTTGTTGATGCTGACCTGCTAATTCCAGTGCTGCCCATGCAGCCTGCTCGACTGATGTCGCATACAACAAGTACGTCCCACCACTGAGTGTGACCTCAAACAAGGTCATGCTGCGTAATAACGAGGGGCGATGGCTTCTCCAAGACGCTGTCGCTGTACAACGATGCGGCCTTGGTCTTCCAGGCGCTGTACAACGTGCTTGGTGCCCCAGTTGTGGTGGGATTTGAGGGTGTTGCTATCAATCTGAAACAGACGCTGTCCAGGGTGCTCCTTGATGTAATCAAGCACCACACGATCAAGAGACTTGAGGGCGAGACGGGCGATGATGTTGAGCATGATCAGAATGAGGGACGGGAATTAGGTTGGTGGAATCCCTCAGGAAGCCAACTGCAAAGAGATGGCTACGGGAGAGAATCACTGCAGTTCAAAGGCAGTCACAATCCAGAAGTCTTTATCCAATGCATTCATGCGTCTGGCACATGCATTGGCATCAGCTTCCTCTTGAAAGACTGCCTCTACATCACCCATAAAAGATGAAACAACGTACACCTTGGGTGAGATAGCATTGCTGCATTGTTTGGCGATTTCGTTGATGTCCACGGCTGGGTAAACGGTGTTGGCGTTGAAGCTCATCAGATCACATCAGTAGACTCGTAATCGAGAAGATCCAGATCCTGGGGATACGGATCAGGTGGCAGGTCGACATGCAAAACCTGCTCACCCTTGCCACAGGAACCTTCAGCTGCAGCCCACGCATGTTGATAAGAACGTGCGTGAACAAAGCCAGTGCCAGTGATGCGCTGACTTGTACCCATGGGAATGCCATAGGTGATCACATAGGTTTGAGTCATCAATAACCCTCCAATTCTGTGTAGACCACACCTTCACTAGAGATGCCAAAAAACTCAACGAGCTCATCACATTGGAGAGACTCAATGAGTACGTCGTCATCAGCTTCTAGTGGGATGCTGACAACAAAGGCGTTAGGATCGAACTCTGATTGAGAATATGCAAGATCTGCATCAAGAAGATCTTCCTCGTACTCTTTGTCAACGTGAATGATGAGTTTCATGGCAAGTAATACCTTGTTGGTGATTGAGTGGGGTGAGTGATGAACAATTAGGGGTAGGCAATACGTAGAAAGCACTACACCAAACAGTGAGCGATGCAGTTAGAACAATCCAATTCATGGTGTTTCCACGTGCAATGAGTGCGTCCTTGTGCTGTCGTAACGCAAACCTTTGGCACAAAAAATGAGGGGATTGGTTACCCCTCAGTGTTCGTTTATGTACAGGTTAGGCAGCGACTAATTGCTTACTGTTGTAACCGCTGAACTGTTTGTTCTTGCGGCGCGTGATGATTGCCTTCCCCCAGGCAGAACCTTTAGGCTGAGTACCGTGAACCAAAAGAGCAAACGGTTTGTTACCAAAACAGTGGGAATCATCGTGATCAACTTCTAGGCCAACATCGTGAGCCTGCTCTTCATACATAAACACCTTGCTGTATCGGGTGAAGAATCCCTCATCAATCAGGCGATCATGTTTGCCACCGTATGATGCGGTCATGAAGAAGTTATCAGGCAAGATAACATCAAAGAAAAGATCTAAGCTCTTAGAGTAGCAATAGAACTTAAGATCAGGATTGCGTTCTGCTACTTTAACCCAAGCTTGAAGATAGGCAAGCGAGAAGAAATCGCCTGATTCATGAATGCGAACAAGTTGAGTGTGTTTGGTTCTGTGTGTTGCAATGCTCTTTTCCAAGAGATGTACACAGAGATCAACACTATGAGACAAAGCATCAACGACACGTTGTAGATTCTCAGCACGAGAAGAATAGACTGCGTCATACTGAACCTCAGATGATGCTGCGAAACAACGAAATTGTGTGTGTTGAGTGTCTTGAATTGTCCGCTTGCCGTTGTCACCAACTACAGCGAACGCTTTGCAATACATTGCACCGGGACAAGTACGACCGGCAGGCAATGAAAAGATCAGGGTGTGTTTGCCAAGCTTGGCGTTACCCTTGGAGAAGTTGAGTGTTTGCATGGTGGACTCCTTGAGTGTTGTTTGTGAGTGGACAAATTAACTAAACAAACAGAACTGATACACGTTCTCAAACTCAACATGATCACAGCATGAATCATCATCATGCAGATCTATTTCATGTTTGATTGGTGCAATCTTGGAGAAAAGAAAGTCCAAGAATTCATCAGTCGACATAGAGTCGGAGTAGTTCATGACTGTAATTTGTGAGTGTACAGGTACTCAAGACTGAAATTCATCAGTCAAGTAGTCAAGATTCTCACGCAATTCAGTGATGTTCATGCCACGTAAGATCATGCTCAATACATCATGCTCACCGTATCTGTCACCTAATTCAAGGATGGCAATACGGATCTCTTGTGCAGTTAATGATGTAGCAAAAGTGCTAGTCATGGTGCCTCCTTAAGTGTGGAGAGGGTACAAGAATCCCTCAGAAAGCCATCACAATTGATGGCTAGTTGAGAGAATCAGTCACAACATATCTGTGAGTGTACACATTATGGCTGGCCGGTTCAGTGTGCCCTAACCCATCGCCCATGGATCCCGCCCGGATGGTGCGCTGGCGGCAGTGACCTACTACGCCTGTTCAGCCTGTTATTTAGTTGTCGAGGTACTGATCGTGAGTGTACAGCTGACTGTCGTAACGGTCAAGCCTGTTGTGGGTAGCTCCTATCACCCGGAGGGATCGGAAGCTAGGTGGCGGAAGGGATCGCGGAAGGATCGCCTCCTAGAGGAAGGACTTGGCTTGCCTTCGCGGCAGCTTCCCTTGGCCTCATGTGCACCAATGTACAGGTTAACCGTGGCAGATCCGCATCACCTGTGCCGGTCTGCCGATTGTCACATAGGGGCAGACAGATCACACCATATATAAAGAGAGCGGGCTATTGAGAACTGGTCGCATTAAGGTGACAATCCAGCCCCAGACAGGCCAGAACCTAGGTCGATCCGTTAGATACTCAATCTAACGTGGCCTTTTTCCCTGGATCGGGCACCCCACACGGGGGTAAGTGGGTCCGTGGGACGACGTATACAGGCTTGAGAAATTTTTGTCGGAAAGTGAGCCAGATCTGCTGCACTCTGAGACCAACTCACATCACTGTGATACGTTATTGAGGTGGGGCCGCGTGCTTGCAACACCGACCCCGTGACCAACTCAACCGGAATTGAGCTGATGACCCCAGTCTTACGAGCCCAGGCCAACCTGCAAGCTCTTTCAACAATTGCGACACGCAAACCAGTCCGTGTGACCGCCACGTTGTCGTGGTCGACCTACCAACAACTTGTCAGTAAAAGCACTGAAGAGGGCCGAAGCATTAGCAACCTAATGGCGTTCATTCTTGAGACCCATCTATAAGCCTCAGGAAGGCCCCTTAAATTACATTTAGGAGTCAGTGTACCAAGGAGCAGTTAAACGCATCTCAGGGAGGCTTGTAGAGCCCTCTGAGAGCGTTTCTGTATATACAGGAGTCACGTAATCAGGCTCAACCTTCTTAGCCTCAGCATGAAACTCCTCAATAGCAGTATCAAGCTCTGTGTCTACCCTTTGATCAATCACCCACCGCTCAATCCAGACAAGCAGACCAAGCAGCAGGTGATCAAACCAAGGGATGCCTTGTTTCCACGTCACATACAGTGTGTGGAACTCATTCAGTTTTAGTTCCCTCATTAAGTTGCTCCAGTACTTGGCGAATAGTCTTGAAATCTAAGTACTGCTCACGAGCATTGTTCGCACCTGTAGCAATCGCATCAAGTGCAGTCAATGCCTGCTCCTTCAAGCTCGGCAATTTGGGGCGGCGCTCAGCCCGAAGTGCTAACGCAGCGTCATAGCCGTCGTTGTCCCTAGTCAACTCACAGCACGCCTCCAGCTCCTGGTCTGCACCCCATTGGGCAGCACACTTGCAGAGATAAACCTCATCACCAGCAAACCCTCCAGGGATCTCACCACCGTAATACTCAATCATCCATGTTTTGATCAAATCCAACGGTGGATTAATCGGGTGTTGTTCTTGAGTCATCACTCCACATAGCCTCACAAACATTAGGAAGGTGTTGATACAGCAGGTCTTGTACTTGACCAGCAATTAACGCATGTTCTCTCTGTGTCCCATGGGCAGTCCTTAGGTCGCAGTAATGCAACCAAGACCTGATGGTGCCATTCATGTACAGGCGTGACGGAGACGCCATAGGCAGCACATCCCTGGCACACTCTTTAGCGACACCAGTAGACACCATCTCTCGATAGAGATCCTCAGCCTCTGCAAAGTGCTGATGAATACGTCGAATAAACTGTTGTTTCTTCTCTGTGTCTAGATCATCGATGCTGTTCTGACGGTTGGTTGGGTCTTGCCTACGAAGGGACGGAACTATGGGAGTACCAATGGTGGTGACATCGGCATACCGTTGACTGAACTCCTGAAAGGAGAACGACCTGTGCCTAAGGATCTGAGCTGCAATAGCTCTGGTGGTATTAATCTCCACACACAGGTTCACCATTTCAAATGGAGACCAATGGTTGTGGGTAATGAGGTACTTAATCAAACGAGCACTGGTCTCAGTGTTTGATTGATTGGCTGGATTAGACACCCTTGCCATGTAGGCAATCAGTTCTTCAGCTTCGGGAGTGATGTGTACGAGGTTAACTTGGTGGATCATTACTACTATGTATACTTAGTATACTAAGAGTTCAGCAGGGAGTCCTGGATGAACGTTGGGGGAGGTTAATTAGGACTATGCGTCTCACTTCGGTCGACATGCATAGTAGTGAAGGGGTAAGAGAAACAAGGAATCTTGGTTGTCTTACCCCCTGGGGGCTTTCAGTCCACCCCTTACCGGCCCCCCTTCACATCCCTGATCACCCACCTCCCTTGGTACCAGATGAGTCTTATTTGAGTCTTACCCAGGTTGGAGAACCAGCTCTTCCAGCTTTACCCCTAGCCTGTTGTCTTTGTTGGAGGTCAAAGCCCAGCACCATGTGATTGGCGGCTGCTTGAGGGTCATCAGCCCAGCTATCGAGGAGGTCTTGCCAGTCTTCCTGCTTGCGTTGTTTGACGACCTCCATGGCTGAGATGCCCATGGCATCGGTGAAGTACTTCACGCCTTGAGCAAGGGAGTCCAATCTGTCGTCGTGCTTGACGGCACCCTTTTCCCGGCACATGCGGGACATCTGGTAGAAGAGCATGTAGAGGATGCGGTCTTCTGGAGGGGCGTCTTTGTTGGAGTTGTAGTCCCACTCCACCACCTTCCGGTCCACGATTAGGCGGTGCTGGTTCATCACAGGCTCCAGGGCGTCGATGATGCGGTCTTCTTTACGGACATTGGCCCGCACCTCTTCCACATCGATGGCTTGCTTGGTCTGTTGTAGGTGCTTCTTGAACAGCTCAGCCACGATGCCATCACCAAAGTTGGTCTCGATCAGCAGTTTGGTGACGTTGTAGGCCTTACAACCCCTAAGGATGTCCAACAGGGTGTTGTCGCTGTAGCCATCTTTGTAGGCACGGACTTCATGGACATAGAGGAAGCCGTTGCGTTGACTTATGTAGGTGGCAGCTGTTTCGTCTGTACCTCGACCTGACGGGTCAACGCTGCATATCGTTTCAGTGTACGGACCCCATTCTCCTTGAAGCTGCATCGGGGAGTAGAAATAATCACCCGGTAAGCCAACCGTAGGCAGATCCTTGAGAACATTACGAGGATCACTGCACCACACAACAGAATCCGGCGCTTGAGTCGGGTTAACGGCGGTAACGATGAGGTCTTGGAACTTAAGTGGGAACTTTTCTGCATCACTCAACGTGGTATCAAGTTGGAACTGCAACATGAAGTTGCTGCGACCCATGGATGCTTCCCGTTCCAGCAGATCGTTGGAGCTAAACCGGTCTGGATCGGTAGGAGACCATTCATCAATCCCCATCTCCACGTCTTCAATCAGCTGTGGAGCCAACAGGTTTTCGTATTGGGAGAGTTTGTCTTTGAGTGGGTAGCGTGCTGGCCAAACAAAGGGTCGGTAGTTGCGTTCAGCAAGCTTTCGATAAATGGTGAAGGTGGTCTGGGGAGTCCCCAGGTACATGATGCGGGAGTCTTTCTTAGGCGTAAGGATCGATTCAGCCTCTGTACAGAGTTGAAGGAGCTTCTCACGCATCATTTCGGTCATGGAGTTACCAGGCACCTCGATGTCATCCAAGATCATCAGGTCTGCGCGGGAACCAGTTAGCTGACCTGTAATACCCACGGACTTCACAGAAGGTGCTTGGTGAGGGCTGCAGTTCACATCAAAGGAGATGCGAGACCAACGGGCGTCATCCGACTTAGGACGAAGGTGAACGAGCCACGGCGTTTCAATGATCAGCTTTTGAAGGAAGATCGACATGTTGTCAGCCCGTTCCTTAGAAGCCGAGATGATCATAATTTTCTTCTCTGCGTTGTTGAACAGGGTCCACAACACAAAGGCACCTGTGATCCACGACTTACCAACACCCCGAAATGCTTGGATCTGTAGTCGCTTTGGTCCGTGCTGCAGGTAGTCTGCAATGGCGTATTGAGCACGGGTTGGAGAGGGGAGATCTAACTGACCCCAGAGAGCCTGTAGAAAGAGTTTAAAATCGTCTCTAAGGGCTGTTAAAGTATCCATAGGTGGGTAGATATATAAAAGCCCCCACAGGCGTGCTGCAGGGGCTTAGAGAGGGGTCTCAGGGAGTAATTACTTCTTGCCTTTGTCCTTGATCTTCAACTCATCAAGAGTTTTCTTGATCGTGGCATGACCAGCTTGGTTAGGTTTGACCTTTTCAGCGAGACCTTTGTTGGCCTTGGTCCAAGCAGCAAAGTTCTCTTCCATATTTTTGGATTGAGCAGGAGCTGCAGGAGCACTTGGTTTTACAGGGCTAGGGTTGCGGACAGCACTGGTTCGCTGCTGGCTAGCACGAATAGGTTGCTGGTTACCAGTGCGAACAGGTTGAGCAGGTTTGTTTTCAGGCGATTTTTTGGGCGGTGCTGGTTTCTCAAACTTGACCTGTTGATTGCCAGGAACATAACGGCCACGTTGACCAGACTCAGCAGCGCGTTGGCTGCGTTCACGCTGCACAGCATTACGAAGAGAATTACCATACCAATTAATAGCAGCATCTCCAGCTGCAAAAATGGCGGCTTCTTTTGCTCCCCCCATTTTGCCACGCTTGGCCAAATCACCAATTCTGACAGTGGTTGAACGTGTACCTTTGGCTGCTTCAGCGGCTTTAGCTTCTGCAGCTGCACGCCGATCAGGAGTCGGGCGGCTAGTACCAGGACGCTGAGGACGTGGAGCCGGTTGAGGACCTTGCATCCCAGGAAGGCGACGGCTTTCAGGAACGGTTTTGCTGGGAGGCAGTTGTGGGCGTCCTACTTCACGAACGCGCACGGGTTCAACACGTTGTCCAGACCCCTGCCGCTCACCCCATGGTTGGCTGGAGTTACCAACACGGTTCTGGCCTTGAGTGCTGGGGGGAAGCTGACGGCGAGGACCAGTACGAGGAGCGGGTTGGATAGGAGCTTTCTGTGCGCGTTGGCTATTAAGTTTGGCTTGCTGGCGAGACTTCATGTTGCCAACTTGTTGACGGGCTTTATTGCGTGGAGCCATTATTTAATCCAAGATAAAATAAGCTGTTCTTTGTGAGGATTTTCCCCAAAAGTTTCTCTCATCCAAGAGAGCCAATTTTGACTTCCTTTTGCCTGATTACACGATCTACAGCTTGGTAACAAATTGGATGTAAGGTCAGATCCTCCAAATGCTTTAGGTCGTACATGATCGAGTGTGAGTTCATTGGCGTCATAAATTTCTCCACAGTAAACACATTGACAATTGAAGTGCTCTTTGATGGCTCTCCGCCAGAGCCGTTTTGCTTCTGGACTTGTCATGGTTATTAGGTTTTGGAGATAGTGATCAGGCGTAGGAAGTAAGGGAGTCATTACCGTTTGGCGTTCGTCTTACGTGCTCCCTTGGCACGGTTTGCTTTACGGGGGATGATTCTCAAGTTGTCTTTGTTGTTGTTGATGGGGTTGTTATCCACGTGGTCAACCTCATGACCAGCTGGGATGCTGCCCATAGAACGACGTGCTCGTGCTCTAGCAGCGTCTTCTTTGCGGTGAGCGCGACGGTATGCCTTCAGCTCTTCAGCACGAGCTTGATATTCTTTTTTGTAGTCTCTAGCCATTACCGTCGCATCCGTTCACGAACAAGCTCAGGGTCAACCTTGGGCATGATGGTGGCCAACTTATCCAGGGGGTTACCTTCGTAAGCAACCCCGCTGATGTCGTTCTTGGCCAGCCAGTCACAAGCAGCTTTAAGGTCTGCAGTCGTTGCCTCTCCAGACTTGATACGAGCAAGGAACTCAGACGTAACAAGGTTATGGAGTTCGTTAAACTGGTCTTCTGTGGCTCGTTTTTTAGTTGCCATTGCGAAGTACGATCTGGTCTAGTTTGTTTTCGATGCGGATCATGTGATCCTCCATCTTTTGTAGAGCTGAAGATAGCTCTTCACGTTGAACATACTTCTCTGCAATGCGAAGTTCTACACGGTCAATACGTGAGTCAACTTCGTTAATG